GTATCAAAGTCAGCATCCATAGATGTAGACATTGGTGTACGAGTAAAGTGCTTCAGACCATTAGGTACGTCAGTCATAACGAACCACGCATCAGTATCGGTAAGATAATGGTTGATTGCGTATCCCTCTGGGATTGAACCATTATTACGTAATGCGTTGATGTCGTTATCTGCTGTACTAACCCTACCTTCAGTTTCCAACAACCGAGTTGCAACGAATTGCAGTGCGGGTGGGATAATAAGCTTGGTAGGTCGTGCCGCGATAAGAAGGCTTCTCTCATCAGTCCAACCAGCTATCTGAATAACTGCGGCTTCCAAAGAAGTCTCATTAAGGTCAGATGCCGTAGCAGGACGGTTAGAGTTAGTACCTCCAGATACTAGCGGGTGAGCAGTAGAACACAAAGTCTGACCATCACCATAGGTAGTACCGGCAGCAAAAGCGTTGTTCAAAATTGAAGCTGCTTTAACCTGCTTGGTGTACGCCATAGCGCGAGCCAGTGCTTTGGTATAGCGAGACGATAGCGAGTCATAAAGGTTATCTTCGATAGCCTCTTCAGTAACACTGAAACCCATTGCTATTGTTTCGTGATTATACCTAGCAGTCCATGCTTCTTGTGCATTGTCATACTCAATGGCTGCACCTTCGTTCTTAACGGGTGCTGCTGAGAAGCCAGACAGTTTGGTTTCTTCTTCAAAAGAACGATCAGAAGTCTCCGACTCGAAGATTTCTTTATGTTCTTCTCCATATTTAGCGTACTCCATTCCAAACAAAGCGTTTAGTCCGGGTAGGAGTTCCTTTAACAGTTGGGCGCGTGAAATTGCCATATTAAATTACTCCTATACGCCAGTAGCGTTATAATACTGGTGATCGCCAAAGTTGAACTTAACGATAAATTCAACAAAAGTATCTGACGCAGTAGCAGTATCTGGAACTACATCAACAACCCTGATGGGAAGTGTAGCAGTAGTTGCAGCCGAGCTACCAAGAACAGCGACTTTGGAGTTACCAGTGACAGTTGATCCAGTGTTCTGAACCAATGACATATTATTATTTACAACAGTACGTCCGTAACCAGCTACAGTCGTAGTGCCTGAAACTGCTGCAACTCTAAATAGTGCATCAGGATCATCACATACATAAGCCATAATATCACTTGCAACAGTGCTTGCAGGATAGTATTGCTTAAATGTTAGTTGACTAGTAGAGGGGTCAGTAAACGTACACCCAAGAAAAACTCCGATAGGAGTAGCAGTGGTCGTGCCATTGTCTAGTTCCAGAGTACCATCGCTTGCATACTTAACAACATCCCCATAGAAAATGTTAGTACCGTAGTTGGAAGCGATTTTCATCTGACGAGTAGACCCAGCAAACACCTGCCCACCGATTAAATTAACCGGCCTTAGCCCATAAGGGGCATCAACAGTAGGATATGCCATGTTAACCTCTTAACAAAAATTAATTAATTACCTTGTCCAAAAGTAACCTTCGACTGTCGATCATTAAATATCGGCATACGAGGATCACTCTCTCGCATCAGGTTGTTATCCACAGAGGCCATTTGAGATTGTGTTTGGTTTTCAAAATGCTCAGTGCGTTCTTCAACCAATTCTCTCGGAGCCTTACAAAGCATTAACCCGCCAATTACAACATTCTCTGCGAAGCGTTCTTGCTCTACAGTTACTAATGTAATCTCTGGGTGATCCTTTGCTAAACAGGGTTCCCAACCTTCACGTAATTTGGAGGACACGTTAGTGGCATCAACCAGCCCTTGAGTGCTAACACGTACCCAATGAAATTCATATCCGTCCTGCGGTGTAGGAGAGGGTAGCGTTTCTGGACGCTGCCAAGCTCGCTTTCGGACATCTTTTTCACGAGTAGTATGTTCACGATCTAGTCTGTTCTCAGCCATTTTGCCTCCTTGCTTCAAGTGCAGCCTGTTTGGCGTATTCTTCTAACGGGACTCCAAGCCTATTGGCGAGGGCCACTTGTGTTTGCGTTAATTTCACCTTTTTAGGTGCTGTGCTCCGCGTAGCGGGTGCAACCACGTTAGATTGTCGCTTCGGTTTCTCAACTTCCGGTTCTTCATTTTCTCCAAAATAATCTGGATAAAATTTCCGCATACGAGCATTAATTGCTTCGTAGTATTCATCACTTTGCGGGCTTACCTGATCTCTCACCAATTTCTGATGAAGGGCTACAGCTACGTCCCGCATCTCTTCGTTTTCCCTAAACCAAGGATTTTCCTCGGCCCACGCTTGGGCTTTAGGGTCACGAACAGGTTCAGTGTTCGTTTGTACAGGAGTTTCATCTTCCTGTAAAGGCGTAAATTCAAAGTTGTCAAGCTTGTCTGTACGTAATGTAGCACTGGTTAACTTTTCTTGTGCTTCTACTACACGTTCTGTGTCACCAGCCTCATACGCTTCTTTGTATTCTTGCTTTGCTTGAGCCAACTCTGCGGTTACTGCCTGTTTTGCTTGTTCCAGTAAAGCTTCTTGATTTTTATTTACGTTCCCACGTAATTCTTTATTTTCGTCAACCAAGGTTTGAGCATACCGTTCCAACTCTTCCCGTTCACGTTGCGCTTGTTCTTTAGCACGACGTTCATCGTGATAGCCTTTATTAAAGTGTTGGATTCGTTTGCGAACTTTCTCTGAATATTCTTCTAGCTCTTCGTCAGTAACATCTGCCGGTGGTTCAGAAGGTTTACGATTTCGATCTGCTTTAGGGGTATCGTCAACTACCTCTATATCCAGATCTTCCTCAACTACTACCTCTTCCTCTTCGACTTTCGCTTCAGGTTCTGGAGCGTTGCCAGAAATATCTACTTCAATAGCACCAGAGTCTTCTACTTCTATGTCCGTATTCACTTCTTCTTCCTGCCCATCTGGGAACGTATATTCTACTTTTTGAAATGGCATCAGTTACCCCCTATGCTTTCTGTATACCACGAGGGTCAGCTACTACTGCCTCTATGGAATCATCATTCATTAAACGGTACTCTAACCCATTCACGGTAAATCTTGTGCCTGTATTAGCGCGAAACATAACATAATCGCCTGTCTTACACCACGGCCCTGTAGGGAATCTTTCTTTATCAGCGTAACATTGGTCTCCTATATCTACCACAAGCCCTATTATGGACATGATATATTCATGGTGCTTGGTAGTAGTTGCTTTTATCAGGTCTGACCCTTCAAAAGTTTCTTCTACATTAGGTAACGCCACTAACACTCTATACCCTACAGGCTTGGGTAATTGTGCTTCAAACTCTTCTTCGGTAAGTTCTACCGCTTTCACTGCTTCAGTCATCGTCGTCTTCCAAATAATTGCGCGAGAGGTCGTCTATGTATCCTAAACAGGTTTGCAGACCCCGAATTAAACCTGTTACCTCTTGATATTGAGAGAAGTCTTTAGCCCCTCCTCCACCAAGAAATTCTAATGCAGAGGATTTGTCTTCCTCGATTTTATCTTTAAGCACATCAAAGATGGTTTTTGCCATAGATTATCTATCCGTTTTGCTACCTTGCATGGTCTTCAGTATGTCTAAATCCAGCTTGGTGTTGTCTTTTCTACGATCCGCTGCCAATTTAGCCCCTGCTTTCTGGGCATCAATTTGCAATTCCTGCTCCTCAAGCTTCAGTTTTTCAGCCTCTATCATCATATCCGCCTGATCTTTATTGGTCTTTCGTTCAAGTTCTGCGGCTTTAAGCTGTATATCTGCCTGATCTTTCTGGGCTTTACGCTGTTCTTCCTGACCTTTAAGCTGCAATTCTGCTTGTTTCATCTGGAATAACGGGTCTTGTGCTTGTTGCTGTGCCTGTTGTTGCGCTGCTTTCTGTTGGTTTTCCTGTGTAAGCTGTGCTCCTGCCTGTGCAACTACACGCGCTAGGTTCACCTCCATATCTTCAGATAGCTCCGCATTAGGTGCGGGTAGCGGTGCGCCAAGCTTCTCTTCAATTTGTTTGCGATACTGGAACCCAAGATGCTCTGCTATGTGAGCCTGTAACGCCGCCATTATTGGTTGCGCTTGTGGATTCTGCCCAATAGTCTGGGCAATCATGGGATCTTGCATAAACGTAGTATGAGCAGCAATGTGTGCTTCATGATCCTGATAGATAAATGCCTTCATTGGTTTCATAACCAACGCATCCATATTTTCGCTTACCGGATCTGTAGGTTTCGCATCGTCTTTTGTCGGGACAAGTTTATCTGCGTTCTTGACCCCTAACACTTCAATCATCTGCCTATGCAACTGCGGTAGGTTGTATATCTGGGGTGCTGACTGTGACATCTGTAACACTGCCTGATACTGAACCACCCGCTGCGCCATCGTTGAGCTATTCGGGTCACTGACAGGGATTACATCGACCATTGCATAGTCTGCCTGTCTTGCAGTGACTGCTCCTCGTATGGGTGCGTATCCATACTCCGCAGGTGCATACTCTTCCATTATCTTTTTAAGGAGTCTGAACTCCTGCTTCATCGCGTAATGGACTCGTGCCTGTACCGCTGCCATAGGTTTGAGAGTACGTTCTAGCAAGGCTAGAGTCGTACCTACAGGTGCATTAGCTGACATATCAGAGATATTCATGTCGCTTATTGCCCCTAACCGTCTGCCTTCCTGCGTAATCTGGTTGAGAAGAGCTAATAGTGTCTGGCTTGGCTCTTTATAAGGAAGTGGCATGATGTTGTCACGAATACTTCCTGACGGCACATCTACGTCCTTAAACTCTCCCGGCTCTATCGGGGTATCATCCCCTTTGATCCGTAGACCACGGGCTTTCAAACCACCCGGAAGATTAGATAGTGTCCCTGCATCCACCAACTGCCGTATAAGAGACGTACCCGCTTTCGCGTACCCCCCTATTATATGTATCAACCCTAACCCGTAGAATCCAAATCCGGGGACATAAACGTAATGTACGAAATGTTGGCGTTTTAAAGTAAGCGGATCATCAGGATTCCAGTTCCTTCGTATAGATAGGACTTCATTAGAGCCTCTCTCTATAGTTACTACATAAGGTTTGGCGATATCGTCTTCCGAATCATCCAGCTCTTCGATAACCAGATCAGCGTGTATCTCATAAACAGCAAACCGATTATCGTCGGTTAACGAAAACCCGCCTTCTTCTGCCTTGGCTTTTTCTATATCAGTATGGAACGCCTGTGGTTCTCCCAGTTCAACATCTCTATAGAACCCATTGAACTGAAGTTTCTTTAATTCATTCTTGGTCTTTCGCATAACGTGGGTAACACGCTCTGCTGTCTCAATGTTTGACGCTCCGTAAGGGATGATGACATCTTCAGCAGGTATGTAGACAGCAGCCTGTCTACCCAAGTTTGGATCAAAATATACTTTCTTAAATGCCGACCCTGCTAATCCAAGGCTGTATAAGAGCCGTTCATGCTCGGGGCGGTACTCCACCATACGGTCTGTTAGCTCGTGGTTCATATCCGCTTTTACGCGGTCTGCGGCATCTTCCTTGTCCTTTGTTTCTTCTCCCAGTACCTTGACTCTGACAGGGCCAGCGGCAGGAAAAGTTTCGCTCATTGTCTCCGCTTGGAAACGAATAGCCGCTTCGGCCAAGACTGTAGAGTAAACCCCACAAGATCCTTCCCACGGTTCACTACGCTCTTCGTACTTAAACCCAAGTACATCCAACCCTTTGACAAACGTATCTGCCCAATCTTTACGACTGTCTACGTCTGCATCTACTTGTCCTAAAAGATCTTGTGACAAGGAGTTGAGCGTGTTCTCTTCAAGGAACTCGGCTAGGTTTGCATCAAAATCCATTATGTCCGTTACTTTCGCATCGGGTATTAATGTTATCTCGACACTGCCATCGTCAAGTGTCACCATCTCAGGATCAACTAT